AGGAGAAAATAACATGGCTTTCCAAATTAGTCCAGGTGTTAATGTTACAGAAATTGATTTAACCACCGTTGTACCTAGAGTAGCTACTACGGACGGAGGTTTAGTCGGAGATTTTCGTTGGGGACCAATTGAAGACGTTACATTGGTTTCATCGGAAGACAATTTAGTAAAAATGTTCGGAAAACCTGATACGGATAACGGTGCTGTATGGTTTACGGCTTCCAGTTTTCTATCGTATGGTGACAAATTACGTTTGGTTCGTTGTTCTAGAGCTGGACAAAGAGTAGCCGCACACGAGGATTCCATAGAAAGTTTGATGCGTCCAATTGTTTATGGTGTTGCTATTGAAAACGAAATGGATGAAACTGATCCAATGAACCCGATTCCAACTGGTAATAGTTTAATTACCAAAGCCCATATTCCAGATAATAGTGATCCTGATATTGGTTTGACAGCAGTATTGGGTAGTATTATAACAGTTGTCGGTGGAGCTAATGATGGTGAAGAAGCAGTTGTTATAGCTCTATATGATGATAACACAACCCAAATTTTAGTTGGACCTAGAACGGATTCCAGTGCTCCGACTACTACGACACCAATGACGGAAGATACCTCAGCCGATATAACCATATATAATCCTTTATCATTTCCACAATTTTATAATGATGTCGATTTTAATGAAATGTTAGTCGAGAACGAATTTTCGTCTTTAGCTAATAAAACCATTACGTGTGCTAAATATGCTGGTCTAAAAGGCAGTTCACTTAAAGTTGCTATATGTCCATCTTCTAGAGCATTTTCACATCAAGCTACAGTAACAATAGATCAACCACTAGGATATGATTCTAATAAGTTTCGTTTAACTCTTCCTGCTGATGAGATTAAACTTTTAGCTTATGGTACAGCTGTTGAAGACAGATTAGGAAATACAGCTAAAATTATAGAATTGTTAGATGCTACACATGCTAATGTTGTTTTAGACGACGTAGCGAATCCACTTTATACGGATGTTTTAAACCATTCTTTATTGACATTTTCATGGGAATATAAGAATATTTTTGGTTTAGCTCCAAATACTAGCGACTATGTTGCTTTACATGGCGGACAAAACGATGAGATGCATATTGTTGTTGTTGATGAAAATGGTTTATTCACAGGTTTACCTGGTCAAATTTTGGAAAAATTCCAATATGTATCTAAATCAGTAGGCGCTAAAACTCAAGATGGTGCAACAAACTATTGGGTTAATGTTTTAAATAGTTCAGCTTACGTTAGAGCACTAACCAATCCTGGTGATGCATACCACCATTCATCTAGCGGAGCTAATTTAGCCGTAGATTTTGATTTTGGTGGAACAAATTCGACTGTTTATAGCAATAACGTTCCTCCAATTGTAGAGTCATATACAGCTGGCAACGACGGGGAAGGATATATAACTAATGCATCTTATATTAAAGGATATGATCTTTTTAGAAATTCTGAAACTATTGATATGTCATTAGTAATGTTAGGTGACGCTCCTATTGGAGTTGCACAATATGTTATTAATAATGTTTGTGAATATCGTAAAGATTGTATTGCATTAATATCGCCAGAGCGTTCTGATGTTATCTATAATAATAGTCCAACTGAAGCTACTATTTTAACTAGATATGCTTTAGGGTTATCGTCATCATATGGTGTTATGGACTCTGGTTGGAAATATACATATGATAAGTATAACGATACATATAGGTGGTGTCCTCTTAATGGAGATATTGCTGGTCTTTGTGTTAGAACTGATATAGAAAGACAACCTTGGTTTAGTCCAGCTGGATTCAATCGTGGAAACATTAAAAATTGTATTAAGTTAGCTACGAATCCAGATAAGGCACATAGAGATGATCTGTATACAAATGGAATTAATCCAGTTGTAACATTTCCCGCACAAGGTACTGTACTATATGGAGATAAAACCCTTCTCAGTAAACCATCAGCATTTGACAGAATAAATGTGCGAAGATTGTTTATTGTATTAGAAAAGGCAATATCTATTGCTGCAAAGTATAGCCTGTTCGAACTAAACGATGCGTTTACTAGAGCACAATTTAGAGCACTAGTTGAACCATATTTAAGAGATGTCAAGGCTGGTCGCGGTATATATGACTTTAAGGTTGTATGTGATGAGTCAAATAATACTCCAGAAGTTATAGATCATAACGAATTTGTTGGGGATATTTATATTAAACCTGCTAGAAGTATTAACTTTATTCAGCTTAATTTTATCGCCGTCCGAACGGGGGTAGCATTTGAAGAGATTGTTGGAAAATTCTAACGGTTTAATTCATAAATTTATATAACGGAGGGTAATTCCTCCGTTTTTATTTGTATTGACATTGTTTGAGTTCAATGATACATTAGTCTAAAACAATACTATTATGCGATTGATATGATTGAATTAATATTAGAAACTTTTAATAAAAAGGGTTTGTTTGGTATAACCAACAATAAACAATTTTGTTGTTTTTTAACAACCTTATATCCAAATACCGCATCTATAAAGGAAGCACTTTATAGATTACTTAATAATATAATAGATATACCTACCTGTAAATATTGTCAAAAAAATACAACGAAATTCAAATCTTTTAAAGATGGATACAGAGATTATTGTTCATATAAATGTTCAAATAAAGTTACCGCTTTAGCTCAGACTCGGACAGATAAAATTAAAGAAACTAAAAAAAATAGATACGGAAACGAGAATTATAATAACTACAACAAGAATAAATCGACTTGTCTGAAAAAATATGGTGTTGATAACCCACAGAAGAATTTACAGATCCAAAATAAAACTAGAGCAACTAATCTCGAAAGATATGGTGTAGAATATACTTGGATGTCTGAAGGTGTTAAAGATAAAATAAAACAAACAAATCTCGAAAGATACGGAGTTGAAATCCCAAATCGGAATGAAATGGTAAGAGATAAGATAAAACAAACAAATCTCGAAAGATACGGAGTTGAAAATGTTTTTTCAAATGAAGCCATTAAGGAAAAAATTAAGAATACAAACATTGAAAAGTATGGTGTTCTAAACCCACAACAGAATGAAAACATACAAAACAAAACAAGACAAACAAATTTAAGTAGATATGGTTTTGTTAATCCGTCAATGTCTATATCAGTTAAAAGAAAAATTAAAGAAACAAATATAGAGAGATATTCTAGAATACATCCAAATCAATCGCATTTATCAGACGAAACCATAAAAAAATTACAGGATGTAGAATGGTTAACAGATGAACATCATATTAGAGGTAAAACATTAAGCCAGATATCGAAAGAACTTAACCTTCCAATTAATGCATCAACTTTAAGTCGATATTTCAAAAAGAACAACATACAAGTTAAGTATCTTTATTCATCGCAACCAGAACAAGAAATATTCGATTATATTAAATCATTAGACTTAAATATGAAGATATTACAACGAGAGCGTGGAGTTTTATCTGATGGAACAGAACTCGATATTTATATCCCCGAAAAGAAGATAGCTATTGAATTTAATGGATTATATTGGCACTCATTTGATTGTCAAGAAACCCCACGTGAGAGAAACCGACATAAGATTAAAACCGATTTATGTGAGGAATTAGGAATCCAATTGATTCAAATTTTTGAAAATGAATGGGAGACTAATCCTGATATTATTAAATCTATATTAGCATCTAAACTTGGGTATATAAAAAAAATCTTTGCTAGAAAATGTAAGATAGATGAAGTATCTATTGAAGAAGCTCGAAATTTTTTGAATGATAATCATATACAAGGATATTGTTATGCTCAGGTTAGACTCGGTTTATATTACAATGAAGAGCTTATTGCTATTCAAACTTATAAAAAAGGATTTCATTCTAAGAGATATGAATGGGAATTGAGCCGATTTTCTTCTAAATGCCACATTCAAGTTTTGGGTGGGGCATCTAGACTCTTTAATTATTTTATAAAATCATACAACCCAACCAATATAATAACATTTGCTGATCGTCGATATTCAATTGGTAAATTATATGAAACCTTGGGATTTAAAAATGATCATGTTACGAAACCAAATTATTTTTATTTAGATCCGAAATCTCATAATTTAATACATAGGTGTAGATTTCAAAAAAAGAAATTAAATGTGAAATTACCAATATTTGACAATAACTTATCCGAGTCTGAGAACATGTTTAATAATGGTTTCCGTCGAATCTGGGATTGTGGTAATATAACATTTACATGGGATAAAGCTAATGCAAAACCTTAAACAATCTATATTAGATTTAAAATATAAAATTGTGTCTGAATATGCATTAAGGCGATCTCATCCAGATTTATTAGATGATATTATAATTAAAACCTCAATCTTAAATCATAGAAATCCAACATTTCGTGAAAGGTTATATTTCATTATGAATGAATTATACCAAGTCCCCCTATGTCAATGGTGTAAAATAAAGGAGGTTAATTTTATACCAGATCATAATGTTTATACCGAATGTTGTAGTAGAAAATGTGCTTCATTATTAACACAACCCAAAAATCAACATAAGAGAGTTTCGACCCTCACTAAAAGATATGGAATTATTAATCCCTCACAATTAAGGAGGATACAACTTCCTGAAAATATTAAAGAACAATTAAATATCGAAAACCTTAAACGATTACATTATGAAGAAACATTACCATGTAGTATTATAGCTAAAAAAATAGGCGTGTCAGCTACCCTTATATGTAAAATATTTCGAGAGAATAATTGTTCTATTATTAAGAATTTAAAAACTTCAGTTGAACAATTTGAAATTGAACAGTTTTTATCTGATTATACTAAGGTAATTTCAAATGATAGGAATCAATTGACTGGGATTGATGGATTAGAAATTGATATATATTTACCGGAATATAAAATTGGAATAGAAGTGAATGGTTGTTATTATCATTCGTCAAAATTTAAATTATCAAAAAATTATCATTATGATAAGTATAAACTAGCCGAAAAATCTGGCATACGGCTATTTCAATTTTATGATAAAGAATGGCGACATAAAAAAGATATTATTAAATCTATGTTATTGAATAATATCAATAAAATTCAACGAAGAATTTATGGTCGGGAAACAAAATTTGGTTTAGTTACTTCATCTGATGCTATGAAGTTTTATGATAATAATCATCTACAAGGTAAAGTAAGTGCACAGTATCATTACGGATTATTTTATAACAATGAATTAGTTTCATTAATGAGTTTTTCTAAAAGTCGATTTAATAAAAATTATGAATGGGAGTTAGTTAGATTTTGCTCTCTATTGAATTCTAGGGTCGTTGGCTCTGCTACCAAATTGTTTAGTAATTTCATCAAAATACATAAACCATCTTCTGTTATTTCATATGCAGACTTAAGGATTTCAAGAGGGGATGTGTATGATATTCTCAATTTTACTAAGAATAAAATCATAAGACCAGATTATAAGTATTATTATGGAGGAAATTTAGTAAGAAAAGAACACTTCAGACACAGTAGATTGAAACACATATTGAAGGGAAATTACGATCCTACCCTATCTGAGAGGCGAAACACCGAAAATAATTGTATATGGCAAGTTTACGATGCCGGAAAGATACAATTTATTTGGATTTCTAAAAATAAAATAAACTAAATATAATAAGAGAAAGTTATATAACTAATAATTCATAACCTAACGGAGTTATAATCCATGGCAATTAATGTCGATACATTTAAAATGGCTGCCATTGACGGGTTCGCTAGACCTAATCTTTTTAAAGTTACAATTCATAGCCCATTTCTTTCCTTTTTTGGTGAATCTGCACCTGGAACTGGAGCTAAACCGCCACCTGGGGTACTTCCATTTGTATGTCGTGCAGCAAGCGTGCCACCATCTACTACCGGAATAATCGAACTTCCTTATCAAGGTCGTAAGATTAAGATTGCCGGAGATAGAACATATGCTGAGTGGGTCATCACCATTATGAATAACGAATCATATGATCTAAGAGAAAGATTCGAAAGATGGTCAGATGCTATAAATGCTCACGAACTTAACGTTAGAGATGCTCAATATTATAATATTACATCTGG